ATTGCCAATGGTGTTGGAAGAGCGATCAAAGCTGGTACGAACGCAGTCGTAGCCTTCATCAACGGAATCGGCAGTGCTGGAGCAAGAGTCATTACGGCTGGAACTAACACGATAATCAAACTTATCAATGCTCTCCAGTCAAATGCCAACAGACTTGCCGATGCTGGTGCAAAAGCAATCATCGCATTCCTAAATGGTCTAGCCAATACGATTAACGCACGCGCACCTGAGATGCGACAAGCAGGTATTCGAGTCGGTGAAGCCATTCTTAATGGTATGCTTGGTGGTCTGACAGCTAAAGCTCAAGAGATTTATAACAAAATTGGGGAGATTGTCAGTAACGCTAAGCGTAAACTCGAAGTTTGGCACAGTCCTCCATCTGCCTACGGAGAATGGCTTGGCCAGCAAGTCGTGCTAGGGTTGGCCAACGGATTGTCCGACAGTGTTCGAGCGGTTGATGCTGCAGGAAACATAAGTAAGAGCGTTATCGCCACCTTCACGAGTATATTCCAGACTGCGTCTCCATCAAAGGTTATGTATGCCATTGGTAAGGACGTTATTGCTGGATTTGCTCAGGGATTGAAGGCTGGTACTGAGGAAGATATCAGGAACGCTTTCCAGGCGATGAATCAGCAGATCGGTCAAAGACTCTCCGAGCTCCGACAAACAATTCGCGATGAGAAGGCTAAGATTCGTGAATTGCGGAAGGGCAAAGAAACTAAAGAAGAGAAAGCTGAGATCGACGCTCTAACACTGTCTCTCAAGCTTCATGAACTGCAACTTACGAAAGTAACCAATGCTCAGGCGCTTCTGAACAAGGGCTTGAAGGCGAATAAAGCAGAACTGATCAAGCATGCACAAGAGTATGCAGCTCTTATCGAGAAGATAGACAAAATTAAGGGCGTTATTGCTGATCTCAAAGCTCAATACGCCGATTTGCCTGATATTTCAGCGACAGACGAACAAGGCAACACTCTTACTGGAGCCGAGCAGCTTGCTAAGTACACAGAGTCTCTGACAAATCAGGTAGCAGCAGTTAAGAAGTACAACGAGACACTTCAACAGCTGCGAGCTCTTGGTTTGGACGATGCGACGTATCAGATGCTCTTGGATAAGGGAACATCTGGCGAGCAGTTTGCTGAAGCATTGCTGGCGGGCGGTAAGCCTGCTATCGACAGCGTGAATGCTCTCGACTCTGACCTGGATACCGCGGCTGGAGCACTTGGTGAGAATGCAGCTGCCAACTTGTATAACGCAGGTATCAAGGCCGCTGAGGGTCTTGTCGCTGGACTGGAATCGCAGAAAGCACAGCTCGAGCAGATCATGAACGATCTTGCTGACGAGATGGTTGCTCGGATTAAGAGAAAGCTGAAGATCAAGTCTCCATCAGAGGTCTTTGCCGAGCTAGGCAAGCTCTCTATGGAAGGTATGGCTCAGGGATTCACAAATTCGTCGAAGGTAGTAACAGATGCTATCGAAGGGACGGCCGGCGACGCATTGTCTGCAATGGAAGAGTCAATGCGCAACCTTTCCGACGTAGCAATGAACGAGATAGACGCGAATCCTGTGATCACACCAGTTCTTGATCTTACACAAGTCCAAAGAAGCAAGAATGAACTAGCGAGATTGATGGATGCTGATAAACTCGCAGCTGGAGTTTCTTCAACATATGCAGCAAGCATATCAGCCGACCAATCAAGACTCGCCGAGGAAAAAGCTATTGCTGCTAACGGTGCCTCGTTCAGTTTCGAACAGAATAACTATTCTCCGGAGGCACTTTCCAATATAGAGATTTATCGCCAGACGAAAAACCAACTTTCACAAATCAAAGCAGCACTAGCTCTCAACTAGGGAGGTTCAAGCGACGGTGTTGACAGAGGTGAAGGCATATAGCTCCTGGCAGTCCGCTCCGCAGCTACTTTTGAGCAGTACTGGCAGAGCCGAAACGGATTTGCTCCAAATTCGAAGTATCGACGGACTAGATCCGGTCAAAGCTTCTGTCAACACGTCGCCTTACGGATCCATCGACGGTGCGGCACATGTCGGAGATACTGTACTAACTCGAAACATTGTTCTGACGATCGGTATGAATCCCGACTGGGATGATTGGACGTTCGAGAGTCTTCGTCGACTTCTCTATTCTTACTTCACGCCGAAGAGACCTGTGAAGTTGGTCTTCTACAGCGACGACATCAATCCTGTAGAGATTGAAGGAATCGTCGAATCTGCTGAAGTAAACATGTTCAGCAAAGATCCGGAGATGATCGTGTCGATCATTTGTCCAGATCCGTACTTTACGTCACTCAACCCAATTGTTCTTACCGGTCAATCAGTTCATTCGGTAACTGACCCAACCAACATTGTTTACAACGGAAGTGTCGAAGCAGGAATCAATCTACAAGTCACTTACACTTCTGGAACATCACCTAATAGAATTGGCATTCAAATTGGAGATCCTAAGATCCTGTATTTCAACATGTTGGAAACTGCTGCCGTTACTGCGAGCAAATATTTCGAACTGAGTTCCATCCCCGGAAAGAAATACGTACAGAATGTCTCTTTGGATAGCGGTGTTATCAAGAGTCTTCTGGCCAACGTAGAGCGTGGAAACGCAGACTGGCCTCTTCTTCAGCCGGGTACGAACGAGTTCTTCGTCATTACAGATACGGGAGTCCAAGACTGGTCTCTCACATATTTCGAACGATTTGGCGGTCTGTAATGGAGCCGTATACCCTGAATCGCCAATTTCTTCCACAGAATGCGATTGATGTATTCGATTCGATCATCTGGACAGAGAGATACTACGGTGACAGTGACGTTGAGCTAGTAGTTCCTCTTACAGCTGATTCATTGTCGAAATTGTCAACTGGTATGTTCCTCGGTATTCCTGAATCCGACGAAATCATGATTCTTGAAACCATGAGTATCGAGGAAGGTAAGATAAAATTTATCGGTATATCTCTCTTACAATGGCTCAACAATCGATTTATTCGTACATCGGCGGATCATAAAGAAAGCGCTTGGACTATTACTGGCGGACCTGCTGGATGGGTATTGTGGGCAATTGTTTGGAACATGTGTCATAGAGATAGTCCGTTTTTGAACGGCAGCGTTCCTATGGGCGTTCCTAATCCAGAGAAATTCATCATTCCAGGATTAGAACTCAAGGATTACGACAGGTCTGGACCCAACGTCACCCAAGTGGTTTCTTTTGGTCCGGTTTACGATGCGCTAAAAGAAGTTGCTACTAGTTACAAGCTGGGAATGCAAATCACCTTGGAATCGGCTACGGATTCCGCATATGTTATCGGTTTTCGCAGCTACAAGGGAGTCGACCGTACGAGCGATCAATCTGTGACTCCGCCAGTTCGGTTCTCTCCACAGATGGACTCTCTAACTAACATCACAGAGCTTAAATCTATCGCGACACTCAAAACGTGGGTATATACATATGCGCCGAGTGTCACTTCTCCAGTGCCAACAACTCCGGGTGAGAGTTTTGTGACTGGACAGGAAAATACCGGTTTTGATTTGCGCGCTCTTATGGTGACAATAAGTGAAATTACGAACGACTCAATTGTTCCTGCTGGAGATGCTGGAAAACTACTCGAGCTCCTAAATACCAAAGCAAACGACGTTTTGAAGGCAAATCCATTCATCGAGGTCGTAGACGGAGAGATCGTTCCTACAAGTCAGTATAAATACGGACGAGATTACAATCTTGGAGACATTGTCGAGGCACAGGGAAACAGCGGCATAGTCACGAAGTACCGAGTGACCGAGTATATTCGTGCACAAGACGAATCTGGAGAGAAAGCATATCCTACCGTTGCTGCAATCGAATAGGAGGAAATTGTGGGTTACGTGTGGTTGTTGGTTGCCTACGCCGGTGGGATGATAGTGGGATTCGTTTTAAGGATGGTGTTAGGACGTCTCTCTCCTTACGACGGTGTTATGCATATCCAAGATGGGCGAGAAAAGACGGTATATTCGCTCGAGCTCGCTGATTATCCAGAAGAGCTCAGATTCAAGAAAGAAGTTATTTTCAAAGTCGACGCTCCAGAAGAAAATCTCAATCGCGATTAAAACATTGCGTATAATGAAACTCTATCGAAGGAGCGAGTATGTTTTGGAGAAAACCAAGCCCACTCGATCTTGAAATCGACAGAGCGACTCGTGATCTGAGTAATCATCGATTTGGTTCACCGGAATACAACACGCTGTTGGTCATCATTGACGAGCTGAACAAGCAGAAAGGTAAGAATACCTCTCCGCCGATCAGCCGTGATACGCTGGCCGTCATCGTGGGTAATCTCGTGGGCATCTTGATGATTATCAAGCATGAGCACGTGAATGTCGTCACATCGAGAGCGATGGGCCTGTTGCTCAAACCAAAGGTCTAGCTCAAGAGAAGAGATTAAAGAATATGGGGAGTCGCGAAAGCGGCTCTTCATATTTTTTTCGCAAGATAAACATGGTGTATAACGAGATGTAGTTATCCTATTTAAGGAGAATTATGAACTACGGAATTTTCAAATTCACACTGGATATGATCATGGTCTTCCTAACCGGAGGACTTTGGTTGATCTGGATGTTTGTTCGTGAAAACCGTAGACGTAATACTATCGTAGTTAGATAGCATTCGTCTCGAAAAGGGGAGTTCTAACACGGACTCTCTTTTTTCGATTCTTAAAAATCCCCGGGGGGAAATTTTAGCATAAAGTCGCAGTTATTACATATTATATAATGAAACTCTAAACAAGGAGAACAAAGTGTCTTATGAAGAGAACTTTGTTGGAATCTGCGACGAGTGCGGACTTGAGACGACAATTGTACTAGTTTGTATGATTGGATGTCAACTCTGCGCAATCTGTCAAGAGAAACAACAACGAATCTCACATCGAGAACTGACTGACTTCGTGCTTAGTGATACATTAAGCCTAGGTCCCTAAACATGGCCTAGGTTTTTTCGCAATGAAAACACCTGCTATAATGAAACCTATCTGAAGGAGGAAAAGTGGAAACTCTGAACGTTTGGGACGAAATGATGAAGGCCGCAGGGAAGACCTTGCAGGAAACTGGCAAAACGGTGACAGAAAAGTCAATGCTTCTGTCGCTCAAAGAGCTGGAAGACCTCGTAGGGTCCCTGCGCGCCATCACAAGCGTCTTCGAACAGAGGATCGCCATCATTCAGAAGGAAAACTAGCCAATTAGGGCCCCAATCCACCGGGGCCTTAATTTTTTCGCAAAAATTACATATCATATAATGAAACCTATTTAAGGAGTGACAATGACAAGTTTGATCACCCCGATCGCCACTTTCGTTGTCAAGCTCGCGGTCACCGTGATTTGGGCGCTCATCCTGAGCAAGCTCATCCGCGGTGTCTGGAGCCTGGCAGCCAAGCACGTGATCCGGAGAGAGAACGAAATCGTCATCACCCACTAAGGGTAGAAGCTAGGGTCTTTAAACAGACTCTAGCTTTTTTCGCAGAAAAAACACACGCTATTATGAAAGGTACAGACAATGTGAAACCTCTC